AAAATGTTTCTATTTTAAATGGTGGTTTTAAGTCATGGAAAGATGCTGGCTATAAAGTGGTAGCTGGTGAAAACTCATTGTCTCCAAAAGTATTTAAAGCTTCTATAAATAATAAATATAGTGCTTCTTATAAAGAAGTAAGAAATGCTAAGAAAGAAACAAATGGTATTTGTTTAATTGATGCTAGACCTAATGATTTTTTTAAAGGAGTGAAGAAACACCCTGCTTTAAAAGTAGTTGGAAGAATACCTAATGCAGTTAATGTAGAGCAGCAAAAAACAGTTGGAAGTAATGGCTTTATCAAGTCTAAAACTGAAATTTTAAAACTTTATAATGACGCTCAAATTAAGGATTTCAAAGGATACATTACTTATTGTAATACTGGACATTGGGCTGCTACCGTTTGGTTTGCATTAAGTGAAGTGGCGAAGATTCCTCAAGTAAGAATGTATGATGGATCTTGGGCTCATTGGGAAAGCAATCCTAAAAATAAAGTTATTTTAGGATAACTTTAAAAGTAAAAACAAGGTAGTTGAACCATATTGTACACCTGGTATATGCCGAAGTACTAAAAAGGAAAGAAAAAAAACATATGAAAACTTTAATCAAAGCAATATGTGGACTTTATTTTATAATATTTTTTACTACAACAACATTTTCAGAAGAACCAATTTTTGAACTTGTGCAGATACCGGTCGCTTGTGGACCAGAAGAACAAGTAAACTTATTTCTAAACAATAAGGGATTAGAACCTGTTAGTATAAGTTTAGGTAAAGAAGGAAGTAAGGAAAATGCAAAACCAGTTTTTCTTATAACTCATTGGGAAGATGCCAAGAAAACTAAGGCAGCTGCAACACTACAAGCTCCTTTTAGGTCTATAGCACATCAAATTTGTATTGTGTATATTAGTTTCGACTTAACGAAAACTAAAATGGGAAAAGGAATTTAACGTTGACGACTAGTCAATAACTGGAGAAGACGAGGGGTCAAACCCTCCACCTCCACCAATTTAAAACATATTGAGGTATGCTTTGAGGGGGTGAGTGGATCGATTCACAGGTAAACCTAGTTTGAGTTAAATCGCTGATATCGTACTGTCAAATCATAAATGCTAACGAAAGTTACGCTTTAGCGGCTTAATTAAGTCGTTGGGGTTTGCCTGTTTCCCTTGCAACAGAAAAACAGGACTAACAATTTCAAAGATATGTGATATATTAATATCTGTTATGTTGTAAACGCATATCTAGTATAAATAATAGTACCGTTCATCTTATTATATAAGACGGAAGTAAGCAAATGCTGAAGGAACGCACCCAACAATTAAAAGGAGGGTGTAATGGCAAGACATACTAAATTACTAGAACAATATAGTAAAAATAAAGACCTAAAGAAAAAAGAACAAGCTTTGTTTAGTGCCAGAAAAGAAGTTGAAGTTTATGGCAACGGAACAACTGGTTACAAAGTTAAAGCAGGTCCACACAAGGGCATGGTACTAGGACATCTTACAACGAAGTCCACGAATAATTGGTAAACGCTTGACTTCTAGTGTCAATTATAGTATAATAAACAAATGAAAGATACAATATTAACACCTAATAAATTTGCTTTAATTGTAGAAAATATGGTTAAAGAACAACGAATAAGTTACATAGACGCAATATTAGAATATTGCAAGGATAATAACATTGACCCTAGCAACACGAAGGCAATGATCAGCAAAACATTAAAAGAAAAAATAGCATATGAGGCTCAAAATCTTAATATGTTAAAAGAGAAGGTAGCGAAATTACCTATATAACTAATTAATCGGAGAAAATATATGAGTACAAGTACACAAGCAAAAACAACAAAAACTAAAAGATCAGTAACAGCAGGTGTAGGTGCAAGTGCAGATACATCAAAGAATTTAGGTAAAGGTACAACAGCAAATGCAGGTGCATATTCAGAAGCCGAAGCAGGTGCAGTTGCAAAAGCCAAAAAAGGTAATGCAAGTGCAAATGTAGGTGCTCACGCTGAAGTAGGTGCATATTCTAACATAGAGAATGAAACTAAAGTAGGTGGTGTTGGACTTAAAAGTGAAGTACACGCAGGTACAAAAGTTTATTCAGATGTAGGTGTTGGCGGTTCTATTGGAACAAACGGTGCTGAAGGTCACGCTGGTGCAATTGCTGGTTCGGCCGCTGAAGTAGGTGCTTCTGGTACAGTTGGTGGTGAAAGAAACAATGCGTCTGTTGGTGCAAAAGTTTCAGTTGGTCCACAGATTGGTGCTAGTGTTGGTGGTGGTGCAACAGTTGATGATGGTAAACTAACAGTAGGTGCAGATGTTAAGTTAGCACTTGGTGTTGGTATCACACTACAACCAAGTATTACAATTGATACAAGACCAGTGAAGAAAGCTGTAGTTGCAGTTACTAAACCAGTTGTGGCGGCAGTAACACACACAGCCACAGCAGTGAATAACACAGCTAAGAAAACGGGCAGTGCAATTAAAAAAGGTGCCAAGAAATTAAAATTTTGGTAAGGATAAATAAAATGGCGAAGAAAAATAAATAAACAAGTGAATGGTTTTGATGTATATAAAAAATATCTGGCAATCAAACTTCATTTTACAAGTAAAAACCAAAGTTATGACTTTCATAAACATGGTGGGCGAACAACTGCGAGGTTGGACACTTTTACTAAAAGACGGGATCGGTATTTCTTTCATAAACTTTCTCGATCTTACAATAATGATAGTATTGTTAATTACTTTCTCAGTAACTTTGTTAGTAACACTAATCTTTGGATTGGTGACATCATTGGTCAATCTGGTGATGAAAACTTTAAAGTTTGGTCAAAGAAAATAGAAGCACTACACTATTACTATGAACAAGATATAAATTATATGCTTGGTAAGATAACAAAGAAGATAAGTTTTGATGATTTATTTACATCTAAAGACGGTCAACACCCACCAATACTTAAATTTGTTTTGGCGAAGAAGATAAGTTTTGAAACACTTTTAATACTAGATGATATATTAAGATTTTCAAAAAGACTAAACAAGGATATAAAAGAAAAAGTATTATGGCCTAAACTGTGTGATAGAATGATAAGATATAAACCTTTCTTATCGTATAATATAACAAAATATAAAATGACACTAAAGAATAAAATAAAGGAGATGTGATGTCAGAAATGAAAGAACAAATAATTAATGAATTAAAAACTGTTTACGATCCAGAAATGCCATCAATTAATATTATGGATTTAGGATTGGTATATGATATTGATATTAAAGATAAAGATGTTACTATTACTCATACCTTAACATCTATATTTTGTCCTATGGCAGACGAAATAAGTAAAAACATTAAAGAAGCTGTAGAGCGAGTAAAAGATGTTGAAGTAGTAAAAGTTATATTAACACATACACCACCCTTTACTAAAGAAATGATGAGCGAAGAAGCAAGGTTAACATTAAATATATGAGTGATATAAAAACCTGCAGTAATGCAACAAACAAAGGATAACAATGGCTAAGAAAAGAGAGTATAAGTTTTTTAAAGATGACGCTGAACAAACGCCTATTGAAGTTATAGAAGATAGAAGTTTTAAAAGAGCGGTTAAATCAATACAAAGTAAAGTTAGAGATAAAAAAGTTATAATTGAATATGTTACTAAAAGAGGTAAACAATTAAGAGAGTATGTTTTTTTACCAATCGGAAGAGTTAAGAAAATCGGTAAAGAAATGTATGATAGATAATATGTTTATGCTTGACAAATTATTTGAAATGTGTTATAATATATAATTATGACAATAGATGATAGAGGTCCTTTAGACTTAGAACGCCGAATTGATGATTTATCTAATGAATTGCAATCGGTAAAAAGTGAATTGGCAACAATAAAGTCTAAATTAAAAGTTATAGTAAAAGAACTAGACGAAAAAGAACAAGAAATAAAAAATATTCAATTTTTTAAAATAGGTACTAGTGCTTGACAAATAACTTAAAAGATGATATAATAATATTATGAAAAACATAATGATAGCATTTATAGTATTGTGCTTTACCGCTACTGTGGGAAATACTTGTGAAGAAAATAAGAGCGAGAACACTATAATTAACAAAATAACCAATAAACTTTCTAATGAAAAACAAGAGATAATTGAGTATCAAAAGAAGGGTTGGGAAAAAGGCAAGATTCAAAATGCTAAAAATTTAGCAACTATTAAATCTTGGTTTGTTAAAGATTAGTCTTATAAATAATATAGTGCGATTTATACAGCACAATATACAAATACAATTATACAAACATACAAAGGAAAAAAATATATGAATACAAGTATCGCAGCGTTAAAACGCTCAAAATCAAATCTTGACACTCTAGTGTCAGAACTTTCAAAAGTCGCAGAACCTCAAAAACAAAAAACTTCATATGCAGATGACAGATTCTGGAAACCAGAATTAGATAAGTCAGGTAATGGCTATGCAGTTTTTAGATTTCTACCAGCAGTCAAAGGTGAAGATTTACCTTGGGCGAGATTATGGTCCCATGCCTTTCAAGGACCTGGTGGTTGGTTAATTGAAAACAGTTTAACAACTCTTAACAAAAAATGTCCTATTAGTGAATCTAACAGTTTACTATGGAATTCAGGTGTTGAAGCAGATAAAGAAATTGCAAGAAAAAGAAAAAGAAAACTATCTTACATTGCAAATATTCTAATTATCAATGACTCTAAACATCCTGAGAACGAAGGTCAGATTAAGTTGTTTAAATTCGGTAAGAAAATCTTTGATAAGATTACTGAAGCGATGAAACCTGAATTTGAAGATGAGAAACCTATTAACCCATTTGATTTTTGGGAAGGTGCTAACTTCAAATTGAAAATCAGAAAAGTTGATGGTTACTGGAACTATGATAAATCAGAATTTGATAGTCCTACACCAATCAAAGAGAATGATGAGGCAATCGAACAAGTTTGGG